CGTCTGGTCGAATGTATCTGTGTCCAACAATTTGTTTTCCGTCTTGGTCAACAATCTTTGCACCAATAAGGGATACGGTATACGCAACGACTTCTCCGCCAACCTTCTCAAAGGCAACGTATTGGTACTGGCCCTTGTCCACACCATTCCCAGCCTTGCCGTCAACGTAAACAAAGCTGCCAGTTTTTTCGTTCCACTCGTTGACACCCTTGCCGTTCCTAAGATTTTCCCTGTTTGATTCTGTGATGGCAATGTTGTCCCAGTTTATTTCTTGACCGCGATTGACGGTTCCAGTGAGTGTTGGTCCGTTAGTCGCCCTTCCATTTGCACCGTTGATTTCGTTGATCAAATACCCTTGATACTCTGCTGGAATGTTCGTTGGGATTGATCCATAGATTGATGTTGCCCCGTTTAGGTAATTCCTCCACTGCTCGTTGTAATAGCCAAGAAGCACGTCGTTGTCCTTGGCGTTTGCCTGATCCTTAAGCCACTTGGTGCTGGCATAGTCAAACTGCGCAAGGCCGCTTGCAGCACCATTGGTCACCGCAAGGTTGAACCAGTCGTCGCTCTCGCTTGCCCCGCCATTGATCTCAATGACCTGAGCATCATAGTAGCCGCTCTCGATGCTGCCCTGAAGCCACGTGTAGAGACTTTCGCTGTCCTTGATACCAAGTTTCTCAAGCGCAGGGTTGCTGTAGAACGGGTTGCTGTCTAGGAACTCTGCGAACTGAAGCATCAGTCCTGGGTTATTCATAAGAGACTTGGTGACATCCTTGCCTTCAAGGATTTCCTGTACGGTGCGGTCTTCTTCCTCTCCGCCGCCAACAAGGGAGGCTGCGAGGGTGTAGACGGACGACATCTCATCTTTTGTTTCGTTTAGTCGAAGTTTGGCTGGATCGGCTGCGCCTCCACCTCCACCTCCATATGACTTCTTAGCACGCGCAGCGGCTGCAAGAGTCTGGGTGAAGATGTCGCTGTCCTTGCTAATTCCGTTAGAAAGAAGATCTTGCCGAAACCCCTTGACCCAGTTGACGTACTGGTTGAGTGTGACCGTGCCAGCAACAAGTCGGTTATCCCACTTGCTCTTCTCTGCGCTCCACTCGTAGTTGAATGCAGTAGACACGAGTTGTCCGCGAAGCGGATCATTTGGGTCCATCCCAGAAATGACGCCCTGCGTAAGCGAGCGGTAATCCTCTGCCGTGATGAGACCAGCAACGAGGTCATTGCCACGATAGCCAACGTACGCCTTCTGCGTCTCGCTGACTGCGCTTTGGTATGCTTCAAGGTCTCCTTGGTCGGTAGAGTCCTGCGCTCGACCATTGAGGAACCCAATTACCTGATCGTAGTTTGCGCCACCAGACTGCTCAAAGTCGGACATCAACTGGTTGTAGTCACGCTTGATGTCAAAGTTATTTGCAGCTTGAATCTTCTGTAGAAGTGCTTGGTACTCCAACGAGTTTTCTTCAAACCCGCCAAGGTCGGCAAGATCCTCGTAGAACGAAATAACGTCTTGGATTGACGGAACACTGCCGTATAGGGAGGTCCCGTTGTAGAACGCCTCAAGCAGCAGCCGCTCCTCCGCAGCCTTCTGCTCACGGATGAGTTGCTGAATCAACGATGAAAGATTGGATGAGCCTGCCTCGGCCCTACCGAAACGTCCGCGTCGTGCCATTAGGCTTGTACCTCATCGGTTCCCGTCGGGGCTGGGAGAAGGTTTTCCTCACCCGGCGCCGCCGCATTAGCAGCCGTCGCCTCAGGCGGCAACTGCGCTTGGTTCTCTGGTTGGTTGAGTGACTGGCTTCCTGGGACGCCAGACTGCGACATTCGCTGGGCGTTGAGCGCCTGCTCCTGTGACATCATCTGGGCCTGTTGCTGCATCTGCTGCTGACCCATCTGCATCTGCTGCATCTGCCCAATGACCTGAGTCATCGTGGCAACAGCCGCAGGGTTGAGGGTTGCATCGGTCTGCTCGTCTCGGATGAGTTCCTTCTCGCCAATCGGATCTTCCACGCCCACGCGATCCATCGCACGCTCTGCGCTCCAGATTCGGTTCTGTACGAGGTTGATCGCGGTGCTGGCAAGTTCCAGCGTGTCTCGTGGCGTAAGTTCTGGGGCGACAATCTCAATGCGGTATTCACCAGCAATGATTGACTTGACCGCAGGATCCTTCGCCTCCCACACGCGGGCGCACATCTCCCAGACCTTCTTCATCCACGAGTAGAACACCTTGCGCTTTGGCGCGAGGCGGGACTCGTAGTTGGCGATAAGCGCGGCGATGGCGCGGGACGAACCCAGCACCTGCGCGGGCGCGAGACCAAGGAGCAAGTCGTTGAGTCCAGTCGCCACGGTCAACTCTCGGTCGATGCGGGCAACGTAGGCTTCAATCTGGAACTGTGGAATGAACGGCTGGATGGCACGGAGTTCGTTGCCTGGACCAGGCGTTGCGACACGACCCGGCTTTGGCAGCGCGTTTGGCGGAACCTCGTCAGGAGCCTCGGCTCCGACCAACTGCCACATCTGACCACCGACGATAGACTGGATCATCTGCGCCATCGCAGTGATGCGCTCGTCCTTCTCGCGGAGGAGCTGCTCAGGATCGTAGAGCGCAGGCTTGCCGTATGGGCTGCCTGGGATCTTGCCGTTTGGCAGGTGGATGTACGGGATCTGTCCTGCGTACTCAGGGTGCGCGTCATTCTTGACGAGCGTGTTGCCCACGTAAATAGCATTGTACACCAGCGGCGCCTTGCCTGGACCCTTTGGCACCTTGTACCAATAGTCGTAGACTTCCACCTGCATCTGCTCGTAGGCAGTCTCGCGGCGAAGCGGGTTGCGCTCAAAGGCGTTCGCCCACACGTTGCCGATTGGGTCAGCGTGGCTGCCACGGCTTGTGTATGGGAACCACTTCTCTCCCTGCTTGACAGGGATCACGTTGACGCCGTAGTCCTCTTGGATGGACTGTGGCGACATTCCGTAGGTGTAGAGCGCCCAGTCTAGGCGGTTGTAGTCGCTGTTGCCGAAGCCGAGGTAAAGGTTCTCAGGTCGCTCAATGATGGAGACCTTCGGCAGCTTCTCGATTGGATCCCAGTAGACCTTGGCGGCGGTGTGGCCGTACAACTCCTTGAGGAGTGCAGCCTGCTCGTGCAGAAGGTCCATCTCGTTGGCATCCCACCAACGGAAGTAGAGCCGCTCGCGTAGGGCGGCGGCTTCACGCTCTTCCTGTGTGCTTCCAGTTGGGACGTAGTTGATGACTGGTCGCACCGCCTGAATCGCCGCAGGGATCTGGACGTAGGCGTGGTGGATGTTGACGGAAACGTGGGCGCGACCAGCGAGGCGGGCGCTTGGATCTTCCGACCAGTGGTCTGCACCACCGAGCGTCATTGTCTCTGGGTGATAGAGGTTGTCCATACGGCGGAACAGCGCCTTGAGGCGGTTCTGCTCTGGATCGACCAACTGCTTGCGACCAAGGATCTCTTGGAGCAAGGTGTAGTCGTCGTTCTGATTTGGATCAAGTTCTTGCGCAACCAGCGAGGACTCCAGCATCTTCAACGATGCGGCTTCGCTTGGCGACAACTTCTCTACGTTCGGCTGGATGCGGAGGGTTCCAGAACCACCACGCAGACCAGCAGAGAAACCCCCAGGGGCGCGTCGGCTGCCCTTGGAGGTGGCGTTCATTGCAACAGGGGCATTCGCCACTGGTGCGGTTCGTGGGAGCGGGGAGTTAGAAGCTCCGGCGGGTAGGCGGAGGGAGCCGCCGCCGGAGCTATTGATCTTCGTCGGTGATGTGGCGAGTGGGGCGACACGATCAAGTCGGTCGCGGATGACAGCGCCCTTCTGAAGTCGTCGCGCTTTGTCAATGGCCTTGCCAATGGCAGCAATCTGTTCTGGCTTTGCGACCTCTGGGTCAGTCGTGTACTGACCAGGTACGCCTCGCGTATCCTGGAACACTGCTGGGATCTTACGGACCTTAGCCATTAATCACTCACTCCAAAATAGGTGAAGGTGGGATTCTCCACGCCCTTCTCAGGATTACGCAGCGCGTGTCGCACGGCGATTGCTAGTGCCATCACGGCGTCTTGTTCAAGTTTCTTATCGTCAAGTCGATAGATGAGGAGTTGCCGCTTCAGCTCGTCCCAAGGACCACCAATGGGGAACTCGACTTGACCTTTGTCAATCACGGCCTTCAAGTCGTTCAGGAGTTCCACCTTCTTCGCCTTGGTGCCACCGAAGTCAAAGCCTCGGAGCGGGCGGATCATTGAGAACTCCTGCTGGAAGAGCCTGCCACCGAGACCAGTAGAGTCCACGATGGTGGTGCAGAAGGCGCCGTCTTGGCTGTAGAGGAGGTGTCCCTCTCTCACCATATTAACAACTGCGGAAATACTCTGCTTGCCGCTGCGCTTTCGGATGCGCACGCCACGGATCTTCCTGCGGTCGGTGATGTCCAGTGTGATCGCCCAAGTCGCGTCGTGCGAGATTCCTGGGTCTACGCCCTGCACATAGCGGTGATTCCGCTCTGGTGAGATCTCTGCGTCTAGCGTCTTGTAGGACGCAAGGATGGATTGGCTCCAGAAGAAGGCGTCTCGCGCCTCGATGAAGTATCCATCAATGTTCTGTGGTATGAGGTAGGGAGCCTGTTGGCGTACCACATCATCAAAGTTCTCCTGCGTCAACCCGTATCCGATGTTGTCGCGGGTGGAGAGTCGGAAGGAAGTGAACTTGTCGTCCCTCGCTGGGTTCTCTGGGTTGCCCTTCTCCCAGAGTTCGGAGTAATCGTTGATGCCCTCGCTTGGTGTCCCGATGAAGTGGAGCGGACCACCAGTGGAGAGTCGGCGGAGGTTCAAGACCTCTTGGTAGATCATCACGAGGTGCGGCTCAAAGGCTGCTTCGTCAAAGGAGATGCCATTCATATCCTTGCCGAGGAGTGCCTTGGCGCGATCCTGTGTGGTGCGGAAGTGGATGCTGGCCCCACCAACCACGGGGTGGAACTTGATCCAAGGATACTCTCCGCGATACTTTTTGGAGGTGTCAATGATCTTGCCCAGTTCCTTGGAGAGTGGGCAACCCCTGCTCTTCTGTGCCGGATGGTTGCCGCCGAGGATTGCCTCTACCTCTCGGAAGACCAACTCTGCGGTCTCCTGCTGGATGCCTACGTGGTACCACTCGTATGGAGCGTTTGACCAGCGGACTGCGGACTCTGGATCGTTGGGGTCTGGGTTGGCTGTCCCTAGTTTGTATAGCGCGTGATGGAGACACACAACAGCCATAGCAAGAGTCTTTCCTGCACGGTTCCCAGCTGAGACGACCGTCGTGATGTAGCGCGGGCGGTAGCCCGTTTCGTCTCTTTCACTGCACGCCTTCCACCAGTTTACCTGACCTGGGTTTCCCTGAATGCCGAGCCATCGGAGTGCGAAGAATTCAATGTCGGACCTGCCGCGAGCGAGGTCGAGAGCAACATCGTTACTGAGCGGCTTCAAGCCTTCTTCGCCTTGAGGCGACTGCTAATAGATGCTGCCTTGCTCTTTGCATCAGCCTTGCTGCTCGCCCCCCAGGCTTGCAGGCTGAGGAGGAGTCGAGTCGGTCGTCCCTTCTCGTCTTTCTCTGGACCAGGCATACCGCCCATACGGGCGAGGAATGAAGCGCGTCGTGGGTTGTCCCCACTCTTGACAGGAGCCTTAAGCGTCCCGCCAGTTTGTGCCTTGTAAGATGCGCGTCCCTTGGCGTTCAAGCCACCCTTTGGGTTCTTGCCCTCTTTACGTTGCCACGCTGCGCTCTTCGGCATTATAGTCCTTCTGCTTTCTCTGAGTTAATGTGATGCCAATCGTGGATCGTGCTTACATCAACTGGGTGGAATGCACCAAGTGTTTTGTGGAGATCGCGCCAGAAGATTGCATCTGCAAGGTCTGGATTCGCGTGGGAGATGTTTGTTGACCATCGTGCGTTGGTCATTCGGTGCATCACTTGGGTGTAGTTTGCAACCGCATAGGCATTCTTTAGGATTCCATCAGCCCAAGCTGTTCTGGGATTGTATCCGCTACGCTCCTGTGAGCAATAGACGGCCCCCCAAGATGGATTCTCTTCAAGGGCCTGAAGCATTCTACCATACTTTTCCCTTGAGGGCATTGATCCGTTGTCGATGTAGACCACGGCGTCTGCCCTGCTTCTGTCCAACGCCCAGTTGATCTTGTTGGAGTACGGGATGATGGCGTAGTCTCCGTTGGAACTCCGTGGTGTCTCAAGTACCGTCACGGCAATCCCACGCTTGTCTAGCTTGTTGAGTGCGTTGACCGCGACCCTTGCATCGTCCACATCCTCGCACATTAGCCACAGTTCGTCTGGAACTCTGGTAGATGAGAAGATCTGCTCTAGGAGTGGAAGGGTCTTGTCGTGCCTAGCGTACAGGGTTGCGATTGCTGCTAGTTTCACTGACCCTCCTGATGATGTCGCTGGTAGAGACGCTGTCTGTATACTTCAAGTAAAGCATTGCGATCTCTCGTTCCTTGATCCACTCGGAACTAATACCCAGTTGATTCAGGAGCGCCTCCCCTTGCCAGTCGTCTCCGTGGGCAATGTAGGAGATCTTCTTGTCCTTCATAGAGTCGATGGTTTCCCCGGTGTTCTCGTCTCCGATGTTGACCACTACTTGGTCTACCCATCGGCAGGACCGAACCGACTCAATCCGCTCCCCAAGTGTCAAGACGGGCTGCCGCTTGTACCGAGCAGCGAACTCGTCCGTGTTGAGTGCCACGATCACCTTGCCGTGCTTTGCGCACTGCTCTAGGAACCGAGCGTGTCCGTAATGGAATAGATCAAACGTCCCCCCAACGTAGACCCACATTATTGGTCTCCGAACTTCTTTCGTTTCTTTCCTACAACCTGAGGCTTATCCCTCTTAAAGATACCAAAATAGTTTGGGGCAAGACGAACTCCCTTAATGTTCTTTCCTGGTCGTGGAATGATGATCTTTCCAGAAAGAGGCTTGCCCTTCTTCATTGGCTTAATCTTTCCACCGTACTGCTCGAATAGAGCCTGGGCTTCTTTACCCTTGTACTCGCCAGCTTTGTTCATTGTTTGCGCAAATCCGCCAGCAACGTTGGTTGACCCAGTTGACTTGTATGAGAATTCAGACTTTAGAAAATCCTTCTTCTTCATTGCGGAGATTTCTACACCTTCGGACCGAGCCTTTTCAACAAGGGATGAATACTTCTTTGCCTGCTTATTGGTCAGGTTGATTTCAACGTCAAAGCCCCTTCGCTCAGAACGAATTGCACGTTGGAGATCATCAGCACGACCGCCGTAAATTGGGGTTCCGCTTGCGGCCCTTCCAACTGGCTTGTACTTCTTCTTCCTTTTGTCTTTTGCTACTTCTGCCATCTTATACCTCAAACTGCCTGTCGGCAGCAGCCTTTTCCTCTGCGGACTTTTCCTTGATGCCGAACTGCGTGTTCTTTGGGTCAAGGAACTTGATGAGGACCTGAAGGCCTGATGCCAGCCCTGCGGACAGCACTGTGCGGAAGTCTCCGCCAGAGATGTCGAGGAGCGGGATGCCAAGTCCGAGGGCGACTGAGATGGAAACGGTGATGAAGGTTCGGAAGAACTCAATCAGCGCCTCGTCTACGCCAGTGTTGTCAATGATCCAGCGGATGCCCGCCTTGATGTCGCTATACATTGGGACTCCTTACTTCCATTCCACGATGGCAACGTGCTTGAAAGCCGCGCCACCCGTGATCTTCTTCTTGCTTGCGGCAATCTGCTTGAGCTGCTCTTCGGTCACAACGACCCCAAGCTTCTCCTTGCCCTTCCCGCTACGGGTAGGACACGCCCACTGCCAGCCATCAACCGCGTCCCATCCTGCTGCGGTCATATGACCGTAGCCAACGGCGATGTGCTTCTTATCTTTCTTAATCCAGTAGTTCTGCCACTTCTTGTGCCATTCGCTGATCTCCACGGCTGGGTAGTCCACAGCCTGCTGGACCCAGATGATGAGTCCGGCACCGCGATGTGCGGAGATGACGACGTCATCCCACGACTTGGCGTAGCGTGCCTTGGCGCCCATTTCCCTGGCGGTCTTGATCAAGTCAATGAGGGACGAGCCGTTGTCGGACACGCCTTCCTTCTCCACGAACCCTGTTGCCTTCGCCTTCGCCTTGATGCCATCGCCAGCGGACGGGTCAACGGTGTACTTGGACGCCCACGCCACGGCGGCTGCCGTGCTGGATGGACCGCAATCGTCTAGGATGCCGCCCTTCTCAACGTGATCGAGTTGTGACTTGACCTTGAATTTCATCTTAATCCTTCCAGCGTAGTGGCCCTGTGACGAGCCATCCAATGGTGAGTAGTACAAATAGTGTTGCCATCGTGGTCTGCGTCTGACCCTCTGGCAGGACCACCACCGCGAAGAGGAGACCAAGGATGGTCCAGGCTCCGCTGATTAGGTCGGTAATGATGTTCTTAAACACGTCGGGTCCCCTTTCGGCTCGATGAAGACTGGCTTGCTCCGCCTCCACCACCTCCAGTGGTCCGTGCTGCTGCACTTGCCGCAATGCTTGCGACTTGGCT